AAATACTAAAAGAAACCTGTAATTATTTCACTATACGACATTAACTCAAACACAATAACATGAAAAATAAAAATAAAAAACCTAAAATGGTAGCAAGAGTAACAGCAAGCGGAACAAAAAGCAAAGAGTTAGGTTTAACTAAGGCAGTTAAAACTAAAACAGTAGAGACAAAAAAAGAATACGATCGTACTCCAATTGGCAGCACATTTACAAAAACAAAGACAAGATTAGGTGGGGCTAAAACAACAAAAACTAAAAACATAACCGACAAAAGAGCGGCAAGAATAGCAAAAAGATATCAAAAGTTTGCACCTGAGTTTTCACGTGCGATAAATAAACCTAAAGCTAAATTTCCTGATTTATCTGGTGATGGTAAAATAACTAAAAAAGATATACTAATCGGTAGAGGCGTAATAAATAAACCAAAGATGCTAGTTAAAAAGAGAAAAGATTATGTCTAATCACGATAAAAAAACTAGAGCGCAGCTATTAAAAGAATACGAGGCGGAAGCTAACAAAAGAAAAACAGGTCCACCAGCTTTTGAGTTTGCTGATTTTTTAGCAGAGCGTAAAAGAAATAAAATAGATACTATATACTATAAAGATATTGTAGGTAATAAATACATGAAAATAAAAAAAGGTGGTAAAACAATATCTACACAAAAAATTAACAAACCTAAAATGCTTGTTAATAAAAGAAAAACATTTATTTAACATTTAAACTATAGAGCAATGATGAAGAAAAAGCCTAAAATGAAAGCTAAGCCTAAAATGAAAAAGCCTATGCTTAAAAAACCTAAAATGAAAATGAAGCCTAAAATGAAAATGAAGGCAAAACCTAAAATGGGTCACAAGAAGCCTAAAATGGGACATAAGAAGAAATAAAGTGTAGCGATACACCATGTTTAACCATAATAAAACCAAAAACTATGACGTATTTTTATTATAAGACCACAAAAACGTGGAATGGTCAACCACAATATAAACAAATGACAAACTCAGAAGAAGAGACCATTAACCTTTGGAAACATCTTTCAGATAAAAAGAACTGGAGGATTACTCAATTACCTAATGGATACTATCAGACCGAGTACCGAGATATCGAACAAGAAGATAATTGGTATGATGTCACTAGACGCGAAACAATAGAATCTGCAGAAGCAGCTATTGATGGTAGCGTTGAACATTACAACAAAAAAGTAGACTTTGTAAAAGGTCCTAAAGTTGTAAAAACGTTTAAATAACAAATATAAATTTAATTAAATGGAATTTAATAACCCTAGTGAGATCGTAAAAGATCTTAATTTTGGCAGTGATGCCAGATCAAAGGTATTATCAGGTGTAGACAAACTAGCCGCGGCAGTGAAGTCTACCCTGGGTGCCTCAGGTATGTGTGTAATATACGAAGATGCTTTGGGGACTCCCGTGATCACAAAGGACGGTGTAACTGTAGCAGAATCAGTTGTCCTGCTCGATCCCGTGGAGAACATCGGAGCTAGACTAGTTAAACAAGCATCAGCAAAAACAGTAGCTGAAGCTGGTGATGGAACAACAACATCAATAGTTTTAACTGAAAGTTTACTAAATAATATAAATCATGAGCTATTACATAAAACAACTATACGTGAAATCAAAGAAGGTATTTATTCAGGCTTGGAAAAAGTTAATAAGTATCTTGACAAAGCCAGTATTGAAGTTAAAGACGATATGCTTAAGCACGTTAGCACGATTAGTTGCAATAATGATACTGAGCTTGGAGAAATTATATCAAAAGCTTACCAAGAAGTAGGTACTAATGGTGTAGTTTTAATGGAAGAGTCTGACACCGAGAAGACATATTCACAAATAGTTGACGGTGTGCAGTTTGAGTGTGGCCTTACATCGCCACATTTCACTACAAATAAAGATAAACAAGTAGCAGAACTAACAGAACCATGCGTTTTAATAGTAAATTCTAAAATACCTAGTCTTAGAAAGATACAGAGTATACTAGAACACGTAATTAAAAACAGAAAAGAGCTGTTAATTATAGCAGAAATAGACGAAAATGCTAAATCTGCGCTACTAATGAACAAAATTAAAGGTAATATCAACGTTAATATCGTAGATTTACCTGGTTTTGCGCATACAAGGCTCGATACGCTTGAAGATTTATCAATTTTAACTGGTGCAAAGGTAATAAGCGAAGAATTAGGCGATGATTTAGACTTAATACAGCCAGATGTGCTTGGTTACGCAGAAAAAAGCTTAACAGATAACAGTAAAACTGTACTAACTGTTAACAAGTCTGATGATAAAGTGCAAGAAAGAATAAAGTCAGTAGAAAAACTTATTAAAAAAGAAAAAGACGGCTTTATAAAGAAGCAACTTGAGCAAAGACTTAGCATGTTAAGTGGCTCGGTTGGTATGATACGCGTTGGTGGCGTGTCAAAAGTAGAATTAAAAGAGAAGAAGGACAGAGTTGAGGATGCTATTTACGCAACAAAAGCAGCAATTAGCCAAGGTATTGTACCAGGTGGTGGTATAGCACTACTTAATGCTGCACAAGAACTTGAAAAAAGTAATAATATTGGGGAGAAAATACTAGCGATGTCTATTAAATCACCATTTACAACTATAATGAGTAATGCTGGTATAGAAAACTACGAAACACCGACCACCATAGGTGTTGGATTTAACGTTATATCTGGTGAGAGCGTTGATATGATTAAATCTGGTATCGTAGACCCCGTCTTAGTTACAAAGACAGCATTAAAAAATGCAGTTAGTGTTGCAACTACTATAATGTCTTCTGATTGTATTGTAAGTAATATTAGAATAAATCCACATGCAAGCAGTTAATTATTACTTAGTAGTCAAGAATATAAAAGAAGCGCCTAAACAAATAGCTGGCTTAGACATAATGGATAATGTTGACAGTGACAATAGGTATGTAAAAGCTGAGGTTATTAGTAAAGGTAATCTTGTAGAGGGTGTAAAAGAAAAAGATATAGTTTATTATGATAAGCACGCTGGTCATAGTATACAGCATGAAGATATATTGTACTACGTTATCAAAGTTGGTGATGTAGTGTTAATAGATTAAACCTTAAACTGTAAACTGTAGACTATATACTAAATATGTTTAACAATTTAAATGAGAAACAATGGATAAGTTTTTATATTTCCAAGACGGTAATAACGATGCTTACTGTTATCCACTTTCTAGTTTTATAGGCTTTGTTCATGATGCTGACACGACTCTCAAAATGAGATTTGTATCTGCAGTAACTGGACCTGGAGCTACAACTGAAATTGATTTAGTAACATTAACTATTACAACTCAAAAGGAAAAAGCTGCAATACAAGACATTGTAGCAAAAATTAACGCGCATCCAAATGGCGATCCATTTATAACAATAGCTGATAACGTAAATCAAGAATACGCTTCAGCTCATATAAGTGATCTAGCTGGTACATTTGATTCTTAATAGTGAGAATTAGTGCAAGCGATTTGCGTGAGATGAAAATCCTTAAGTATTACAGGCTCGTTCGTAAATGGGCCTGTAAAACTTATGATTTGAAAGACGCGGACTTAGAGTTGTTGATATATTTAGACTGCAAACAAAGATTTACACGCAACGATTTTATTAACGGTACATATACATATTCATGGGATAAAGATCGTTGGGAGCGATTACGAAGAGATAAGTGGATAGAAGTGTGGAGACATCGCAATAGAACTACAATTAAATATAGCATTTTTAAGACATCATTTAAATGCTCACAGCTAATAAGCAGAATATACAGAATATTATTAGGTGAAGAAGATTTACCAACATCAGACAGAAATATATTCTTTAAAAATAAAACATATACAGACAAAGTGTTTAATAAAGCTATGGATGATATGTTAAAAGATAACAAAAGATAATGGCATTTAAACTAAAACCACTACATGAAGTATTAGGGCATCACAAAGAGTCAAAGTTTGGCGAGGCTATAAAATATCAAGATATGCCAAAAGACGTAGCTGGTTATATTGATATGAATAAAACTATTTTTATAAATAGAAAAATGCCAAAGAAAATACAAGATAAAGCTTTAAAACATGAGAAGGTACATAGGGATCAAATAAAAAGCGGTGATTTAAAATTTGATGATAACGCTTATGTTTTTAAAGGCAAAAAATATTTAATTAAAAAACTTAACATGAATAGCAAGTCTTTACCGTGGGAAAAGTCTGCTTATAAAAACGATTAACTATGGCAACATTAACAGCAACATTAACATTAACAAGTTCAGATGCTACGTCAGACGCATTAGCATTATCTGTAACAGATACATTAACAGTTGAACCTCCTTTAACTGGTCCTTCAAAAAAAATCATAGGCACATCAGCAGAAGTTTTAGTAGCTAGTAGTGTATCAGATACAAACTTTGTTTATATAAAACACGCAGGTGATTCAAATACGTTTGTTACTGTACATAATGATGCTGGAAATAATGTAGCTAAATTAGCTGTAGGTGAGTTTTTATTTTTACCACTTGCAGATAGTACTGGTATTGAAGTAAAATCTAACACAGCTACAACAGTAGTAGAATATGCACTTTATACAAAACAATAATGAGTAAGATATTAGGAAAATTATTTGGTGGAGCAGCTGGTAGCTTTATAGATAAAATAGCTAGTGTTGCTGACAAATTTATAACAACAGGTGCAGAGAAGCAAGCGTTTCAAAAAGAAATGACAAAAATATTAGTAGACGCTGAGGCTGAAATGCAAAAAAATGTAACAGAAAGATGGAAAGCAGATTTAGAACACGGAAACTGGTTAACACGTTCGGTAAGACCGATTGTACTTGTTTTCCTTATTGTGTCAACTGTCCTTATGGTTTTTGTGGATAGTGGATCAGTTAATTTTAACGTCGAGCAGAAGTGGACAGATTTACTTCAATTAGTGTTGATCACTGTGATCGGGGCCTATTTCGGTGGACGAAGTTTTGAAAAGTTTAATAAAAAGTAATAATGCCTAGAATTAATCGTATAGCTAATGACACTAACGTTGAACTTAGTGACAAGCTGCTAGGTACCGATAGTGGTAGTACAACTAAAAACTTTACTATAGAAGATATAAGTAAATTTTTTAGTAATACTAACGCCGCTGGTATCGCTGGTCAGTTAACATATGAATTTAAAACAACAGCACCATTTGGTAGTGGTACGGCTAAAGGTACTTTTTCTACACCAGGTTCGGTTCAATTTAATCATCTAACAAATTTAAAAGTTAGTGTAAATACATTTAGCACTAACAGTTCAAAAGCAGATATACTTGCAACATTAACAAATAAAAAAATAATAGTTTCTGATACCATAGATCAAAATGTATTTGGTATATATGATGTTGGCACAATAGCAACAGCAGAAACTAATGCAGATGGTGACGTAACATTTGTTAACATACCATTAACATTAGACGGTAGCAACCACAATGGTTCATTAGTAAACGAAAGAAAATATGCTATACGTCAAATAGACTCTGCTGGAGATGTTTCAGCAGTTGAAACAACTACATCAAATCAATTAACAATCACAAACGGTACTGGCCCAATACCTTCACTAGCAATAGTAACTGGTGCTGTATCAAATAACGGTAATGGCTTATCTACGCAAGCGCAAATAAAAGCATATGTAGATTCGCAAGTTACAGCGCAAGATTTAGATTTTAGAGGAGACGATGTAACTGATTTAGCATCAATAGATTTAGATTCTGAAACATTTAAAATAATAGGAACACAAAATGAAATAAACACACAAGTTATTGGTAGTGATAGTATACAAATAGGTTTACCAAACACAGTAGAAATTGGTTTATTAAAAACAAGTGGAGTATATCAGTTTAATGGAAGTACTATATCGAATTTAAGTAATGCAAATTTAATTTTTGGTTTTAAGTCAACAACTGGCTTTAGAGTTAGTTTTGATGGCGGAAGTAGTGATGCTATATTATTTGAAAATGGATCGGTAACAGGTTCTTTAATTAAAGATGAAGACAATATGTCTTCTAATTCAGCAACTCATCTAGCTACACAACAAAGTATTAAAGCATATGTTGACTCACAAATACTAACAAAAGATAATACAGACGAAATAACAGAAGGTAGTAGTAATTTATATTTTACTAATGAAAGAGTTGATGACAGAGTTAACGCTTTAGTTACAGCAGGTACTGGTATTACATCAACATATGATGATGCGGCAGGCACATTAACACTAGCTACAACCATCACGCAATACACAGACGCTTTAGCAAGAGGCGCTATATCAGTATCAGGCAACGCATTAAGTTATAACTCATCAACAGGTGTTATAACAAGTAACTTTGAAGAAACACCTACATTTACAGGAACTGTAACAGCAGCTGGATTTAATTTAGCAGACGGAGGAAATAATATTATTACTATAGACACAGATGGATTAGATTTAGTAGACGGAAAAAAAGTACGATTTGGAAACAGTAATGAGCTAAGGATACAACACCAAGCTGGTACTTCAGAAATAAGTAATTATGGTGGAGAGTTAAGATTTAACCAGTTTGTAGATAATGGCGATATAACATTTTTTAATGACAATGGCTCCGGTGGTACTACTGTATACATGACTATAGATGGTGACGCAGAAGAAGTTTTATTTAGTAAGCCAGTAAGAGTTACTAGCACCGTAACAGCTACAACATTTAGTGGTGATTTAAATGGTACAATCAATACCGCAACAACAGCAACGACACAATCAGCAAGTGATAACTCAACCAAAGTAGCTACAACAGCTTACGTAGATACAGCAGTAACAAACTTAGTAGATTCATCACCTTCAGCTTTAGATACATTAAACGAACTAGCAGCAGCGTTAGGTGATGATGCAAACTTTAGCACTACAGTAACAAATAGCATTGCAACTAAACTACCACTAGCTGGTGGTACAATGACAGGTGATATTATACTTGGTGATAATGTAAAGTTAGAACTAGGAGATGCGAGTGGTGGAGATTTGCAAATATATCATGACGGTAGCGACTCTATTATTGCCGACGCGGGTACAGGTGGTCTTAAAATACAAGTAGCAGGAACAGGTACAAGTGGTTTTTATAAATACAACACTAGTGAAGTAATTGCTTTATTTGAACCTGATGGTCCAGTATCACTCTACCATAATAATTCCAAAAAATTTGAAACGACAAGTGCAGGTGCTACAGTTACAGGTACACTAGCCGCTACTTTATCTACAGCGGCGCAACCAAATATAACAAGTTTAGGTACTTTAACTAGCTTAACAACTTCAGGTGATGCAACTTTTGCAGGTGATGTAACAATTTCAGGTGGACATTTAGGTTTATCAGGTTTTCCAAGAACAGATTTACATGCAAC